ACACACTTGACGAACTGTTGGAAGGTTTGACGGATAGTATCCAAAAAGAATTGACTCGAAACTGCCAAAAACAATTAAGGCAGTTTGGAGTCTATGTTCACAGGGCCAGTTTTACTGACTTCTCAACTTGCAAAGTATATAAGATCATGGGCACTAGTCCGGTGATGGAGGCTGCTGAAGAGTAGAGGTTTCTTTAACCTCCCACTTCTCAGCCCCCAGGACTTTCATGAACTCATCCAGATTGTCTACGACATCTGACACTTTATATTCCACCACCTTATAATCATCGCTGCCTTCAACTGGAAGGTAAGCGATGATTGTATATCTATTGGGGTCCATTGCTTAGTCCCTTACCTTCACGGGGAATTGTCCCAGTAAAACCTTGTATAATTCGGCACACGCCAAAGCATCATTCAAAGCATCATGTGCTTTACCAGTCTGTTTGATCCCATACTGTTTGCACAGATTGGGTAGACTGATAGATGTCATAGGCCGCGTGTCCTCAAAGTACCCATACCAATCATTTAGCATGGCGGCACAAATCATTGTGTCCCTTGGCTGACTTTGCCAGATCATATCCATGGTCTCAAGGCCAAGCCAATTCTTTAAGAAGGCGGATTCAAATGCCCAGTTATGAGCCAGAGGTATAAGCCTCTTGTTATACGGCAACTCTAAAGAATCAAACCAGCTTGCAAATACATCTGCTGCCTTCCACTGGGTAACACATTCTTTACCCAGCTTCTCCAACTTCAGTCCATGAATTTTAGTAGCTTGCTTTTCTGCTGTCTCTGGATGATCTGGTGCTATGTTCAAATAGAACGGTAGCACCCCTCTTAGTGGCCTTATCTCTGAGTCCAGTGGCACCACGGCTATCTGAATAATTTCGTGTCGCCCTGCGAGTCTACCCGTCGTCTCTATGTCCACGGATGCCAGTACATGACCATTTAGATGCGGAGACGTGTTTGGAATACGTGGGGGGATAGTCATTTGTTCGCCTCTCGATCTTCTAACATCTTTCGTATCAACGGGTTACGGTCAAGGTATGCCTCTTCATCAAAGGGTTTATTAAACTCGTCGGTCCCGGCTGGGAACTGAGTGAGTTCACCCCCTGGTCGGTCATCACCCTCTTTGTGAGTCATGACATAATGTTTTAGGAACAGGATATTAGCCAGAGCATGGTCCAAGTGATGTTCCATTGTTTCTGTGTCGTGGTCCTCTCGTAGATACCACCATTTGAAGAGGTGTCGCATAAGACTATCGTAGGTGTCCGCGTAGTCCATACCCTTTGCCCAGTTCCACTGTGCATACTTCAGTTTACCACCCATCAGGACACGAGCGCATCCAGCTAATAGATGCAATGGCACTGCTGAGAAAGAGACTTTGCCCCCGTTGGCGCGGGCTCCCGAACCTCTCGCTGTACTATTGACATCCCCGTTTGCGTAAAAATTATCCATAAAGTTCTTCCTTTGTTAAATCTCTGAGTACTAGTTTGTCGAGTGTCCGTACATATTTTTATTGTGTGGTCACTGTAACTGACAACTTCTGCCGTCCATTGGACTCTAGTGCCATGAGTCGATTGAGAGTCACCATGAAATGGGGAGCCTCTTTCATCAATAGCTCATGCAAATCTAGGTGCGGTATCTCCGTCCCCTTCTTAAAGGGAGGAACATGGATACTAACAATACGTGTGCCCCAGGGTGCGATAGGGCAAGCTGAGGGGTTGTTTGCCACCTGCACCCAATGTGTAGTATTTTTCTGGGTGGTTACAGCTTTGAATTTACGATGTACTGACAATTCTAAAGCCGTCACCCACTCTTTTAATCTGTTGTATGCTTCGGGATTCTCCGATATATTAGTTTCCTCGACCACACACAGAATTGCCCCTGCCAACTCGCCGTTAAACCCAGAAGCATTCGTTAAGGCATTATCAACCTTAACAACACCACGAGTCATTAACAGTCTAAGAGCCTCATGGAAGATTGATTTACCAGAGCCTTGAGGCCCATGGAAAAACAAGTATGGTAAACTTTCAGTTGGGGACTTAATCAGACTAGCAATCCAGTGCAATAAATAATCATACCCTGTTAGAATATTGTTGTCCAGACCCCACTTTTCCTCTGATAAGTATGTATTTAAGTCTTGCCCTATGTGCTTTAATACTAGATCCCAGTGTGGATGGTATGGTTGTTCTTCTGGTCCTATAGGTGCCGGTTTATACTTTAGGTGAACAAGCCCCCCAGTGTGTCCCTGCTCTGTACTATTGACATCCCCGTTTGCATAAAAATTATCCATAAAGTTCTTCCTTTGTCAAATCTCTGAGTACTAGTTTGTCGAGTGTCCGTACATATTTTTGTCCGGTTACTTTATCTTTTTCTGGAAGCCTTGTGTAATCCTTGCGAAGCATAAGATTTCCAATATACCTTTTGTTACCGTTACCATTACCAACAGGCATACATGGGTCCAGGGTGAGTGTTACTCGCCTCCGCGTCCAAGGCCCCTTCTCAGTTGCTGGTAATTGCTCAGCAAAATCATCATAAAATTCATCAAACGAAACCTTCTGTCCTTGGACATACTCGCATCTTTCATCTATGAATTCTTCTAATGGATTCCTATTTGCCTCAGACTGTTGTAGCTTACTAGCAGTTGCTATAACTGACAACTTCAAACGCCCGTTGGACTCTGGTATACTGAAACGGTTGATGGTTGCCATAAAATGCGGAGCCTCTTTCCTCAATAGCTCATGCAAATCTAGTTGTGGTATCTCGGTCCCCTTCTTAAATGGGGGGACATGGATACTAACAATACGTGTGTCCCCTGGGAAGATAGGACAACCCGAGGTATCGTTTGCCATATGTACCCAGTGAGTAGTATTCTTCTGCATAGATACGTCTTTGAACTTAGCATGGATGGACAACTCTAAGGCCGTCACCCATTCTTTTAACCTGTTATATGCATCCGGGTTCTCTGATATATTCTTTTCTTCAACCACACACAGGATCGCTCCAGCCAATTCACCGTTGAACCCACTTGGATTCGTTAAGGCATTATCAGCCTTGACAACGCCACGAGTCATTAACAGGCCAAGAGCCTCATGGAAGATTGATTTACCAGAGCCTTGAAGACCATGGAAAAACAAGTATGGTAAACTCTGAAACGGAGCCTTCACCATGCTGGCTATCCAGCATAATAGGTAATCATACCCGGTGAGGATGTTGTTGTCAAAGCACCATTTATCTTCTTGCAAATAGGGATTTAAGTCTTGGCCTACATGCTTCAGTATCATATCCCAGTGTGGGTGATGTGGTTGTTCATCTGGCTCCAGAGGTGCTGGTTTGTACTTTAATTGTGCGCTCTCCCGATTCCATTGCCGACCACCTGGATACTCTGGCTGAAAGGGTAGATTTACTTTTACCCATGAGTGGTGGAGGGCGGTTGCCATTGCTTCTGAGGGTTCCTGATTGAAAGGTGTAGTTGCTAAAGATATACGGGCAGTGTCTTTTTTCTTTGTCATCCACACTTTGTCCGCATGTGGGATTGCCCAGTCATCATCTCTATAATCTGGTGTAACTACCGCTCTCACGTATTTATCTAACATCTCAAGGTCAACGGATGTCCGAACAAGAGCCTGAGTATCTTCCTCATCACTTTGAAAAATCTTATACCAAGTCTTCCCCTTCTTAATCCAACCTACTATACTCAAATCTTCATTAGCTTGTGCCCTTCGCACAATCTCAACCTTTAGACGCCCATCCGTATGCTTACGGAAAGTAATCTCTCGACCTTTTAATTCAGTTGGGATCTCAATGAGAGTTCCAAGGGACTTGGCAGCTTGCATGGCTTCTGTCTCAGATGCGAACACGAAACCGCCTTTGTCATCCTCGGTCCCCTTGTAAAACATAGACACTGTGTCCAATGCCATTACCTCATTGAAGTAACAGTAGGTCCACCCATCTTCACTTTTACTCCAAGGCTTTGCTTCGTTGGTTCCTCTACCGAATCGAATGAACCTCCAACTGCCACCTTCTCTAGGGTACCCAAAGCAATTGGGCTTGGTTGGATCATTACCTTGAGACAGCGTATCAAAGACGCCCTTGTATTCTTTTTCATTAAAAACTTTCTTTAATGCGCTAGTGTGTGTTTGTAGTAATTGTTGATCTGGAACCCAAGCCGTAGTCGCTTCAGGAGCTACCGTATGTAGGTCTGAAATCAATCGCTCATGTTCTCTGTCGAGTTCAATGATCTTTTGACTCTTTGCTTGTTCATCAATGATGCCTTGGTCCTCTTCACTGGCACCACTCATACGGGGTCGTGATCGTTTTCCTTTGACCATGTCTACATAGTCTCTCCAGTTTTCTGGGGGGACATAGTATGAGCGCGAGCCATCTTCGGTGGCATTCTCCTTTATGACTGTGAGCCCTTGGTTCTCAACGGTCATCTTCCGGGCCCATACCCACATGTTACTCCCACCTACATCCAGGTGACTGTGGAAATCAAAACCTACTCTTAGGGACAGATCCTTGAGGGCTGCCAGCGCTAGCGCAGCATGTTCTGTGTGGGTGTTTGTAGTTGGTAGATTGTCAGGGTCACACTCAAGGTACAAGTGTAGACCGGCACCCCCGGTAGATTTCAGAACTAATACCTCTGGGATATCGAATGCTTTCTCTTGCACTAATTGCAGTTCAGCATCACTAACACCTACTCCCGCTGCGTGACCGACAATAGCATCATAATCGAAACCAAAGCGGATGGATTTTTTATTCTTCCAATCCCAACCAGTCATACCGATAGCATCAACATATTGGTCAAGCGGGTATGCCAGTTTACTGTCATTATCTATTGGATCAGAATTAGCGTTCTTTGGGATTCTGACGTTGTACCATTTATATGGTTGCACAGCATCAGAGTAGACCCCCATCTTTTCCATCTCACCACCACAAGCGGCTACATTGATCTGGACTTCCATATTATGGTTGTACCAGCCAGCAATGCGAGCGCAGTTGTGGGGTATGTTTGCGAAAAAATTGGTAAGTACTTCAGTTGTTTTCATACATCCAGCCCACACAAGAGTCTTAGTGTCTTCTCTAACGACAGCGATTCAAACATCTTGGGTTGGGGGGGCGTGTTCAGTGTTACGCCAATAGATGTTTCAGTAGCTGGGTTGGAAGCCTTACTGGAGTTCGTTGGTTTGTTTTCACTCATCATGGTTGTTCTCCTTC